AAAAAATCTTAGTGTACGTCTCTTTCCAGTTCATTCCTGTTTGGTCTCCGTGCCGTGTGTTAATTTAAAAACGCGAAATTCGTCGCTTCTAAATTCGTCATTGAGCTTTTTAGCTAGATTGTGTGCATGTCCTGGATTTGAAAAACTAGTTTTCTTATACTTAGGGCCCGGATAGCTTGTAAGCGCATTAAAACTTTTTAGATTGAATGGCTTGTCTTTGTAGAATACAGCCCAAATAGCTTCAGCATCTAACACTTGATCGCATTTATATGTCTTATTATCAATCTGCTCTAATATCACCGTTGGCTTTGGCCTGCTCACGAGACTCTCCTTTTAGCATGTCTCGCTTTAGCTGCTATTGACAGTTTAGCACGATGCTCGTCGGTAAATTTAGCGCCTTTTCGATTTCCTAGATCTCTGCCTTTATTTGCTTGAGATATTTTTAGTTTAGTTTCTTCGCTATGGATTTTTCCTAGCATCGGGGGTGCTTGTAGTTTTCTGGCATCGCGTATCTTTTGTTTTGTTTCGTTGCTGTGAGACTTGTTTAGCATTCCAAGATTTGTCTGCTTTGCTCTCGCATTTTTTAATTTTTGTCTTGTGTCGTCGCTACATTTTTGATTTTTAGATTTTTCGGGATCTTTTATTGTTTTGCCAAAATATAATAACCCTGATATATTATGACGTTTTAAATATAACCATGTTGGCGTAAAATTATTCATATACGCAATCCTTTTATTAACTACGTATATTTATCCAAACTCAATTAAGTATATATATTATTGCCAGTTGCTGCCACCGTCGAGCTTAACTTCAATTTCAGCATCATTGCTAATATTACCGCTTTTCGATGCGATCAGCTTTTCTAGATCGCCGTTCAATCGGCCCATTACAATGCCAAGTGTAAACGCAAGGTTCTTTGCTTGATCGATAGAGAGCTTAACATCGCGGGCCTTGCTGTTGTCGGCACTTTTGACCTGTTGAATAAATTGTTGAATTGGTAGTGTGTTAATCGGTTCTGTTGGCAATGCTCAATTCCTCTTTCATTTTTGATTCTGTTTTCCATGGACCTTTAAAATCATAACGATCCAAAGTAATCAATTTTGGACAAAAAGCTTTTGCCCATCTTTGTTCAAATTTAATAATGTAGTAACCGGCACAGTACAAGCTTTTTGATTTTTCACTTTTAGTAAACAATGGTAGTTGACGCTTAATGTCGTAAACTTTGTTGTATGGAACAACGCTACATGAATAACCATTCACGTGCATGTCGTGTTTTTCTTCTGGAAGATAATCCCAGTATACGTTACCGAGCTTGTCTTTTAGTTGTCCTTCGGAATCAAAAAATTCAACTCTTTGATTTGACTTAGTTAACATAAATCTTTCTTCGGATCGAGAAATAGTTCCAATACGGGCGCCATTTTCTTCAACAATCCAGAATTTATCTTTAAGTAATGGTTTTGCTTTAATCATTTAGGATACCTTGCTGATAGTGGTTCTGCAAACTGTGCAGCCTGATCGGCAATCCGTATTAGACTCCATTTAGCACAGAATTTCATAAGTCGTAATCCTACCTGAGTAACTTCTTTAGTTTCGACGTTAGTAGTTGACTCGTTAATTTCTTTGCGGATATGCTCAGGTTGCGCACTCAAGTCACACAACGTAACGTTACGTGTATAATCGTCAAGTACACGATGCTCTTTGCCGTTATGATCTACCCATCGCTGAAGCATAAGATTATTCCAAGTAAAGCCTTTAGTTGCTTTATCTTCAAATGCCTCGATTAGACCAACTTTGTTCTTTGTACCTTTCTTTCTTGCACCTGGATATGCACTAAACACATTGTCGCTTGTATCGCCACGCATACATTTTTCAAACAGTAACCATTGCGGATCTGGCGCAGGCTTAGATTCGTTTGTTTTTTTATCAATTACAGACTTGCCCTTCTCGTCAAAATAGCCATTGTGTGTAATGGTTATATTGCTAACACCGTTATAGTGTTTACCGTTAGGAGCAATTAATTGTGCAAAATCGCTGTCGGTGCTAATAATAACATGATGGTCATTAGGATGATTTTGCACCCATCCTGCGATTAAATCATCAGCTTCGAGTACCGGATTGCGTAACACAGTGCAGTTTGTCTTTTCAGTTATAAAATTTTTAAATTCGTCAAATATTTCCCAGAAGATTTCGTCTTCTTCTTGTTCCGCCTTTGTCATTGCATCGCGTGATTCTTTGCGGTTGCGCTTGTATGGTTCGTAAAAGTCTTTGCGCCAGCTTCTGCCCTCTAAGCAGAACACAACATGATCTGCATCGAAATCTTGCCACGCCTTCTTAACACCTGCTAGTGTAATATGTAGTGCCATGCCAACTTTTGTATCAACGTCGCCGCGTACAACATGTCGCGCTCGAAAAAAAGTATTAGCAGTGTCTACAAGTATATATGTGCTCATAGTAAATCCTATTATTAATTATATATAATATAACAGTTTTTGACTTATTTGTCAAGAGATATAAGGTTGCAAGGTCTTAGCTATTAGCTTGTGACCTTCAGGAGTTGGATGATTGCATGGAGCAACGAACTTGTTATCTTGAATATCAAACATCGTTTCTTTATCAAGGTCGCCTTTGAGATTAGTATGCAGACTATCTAATTGTTCTGGCATTACTCCATCTCGACTAATACGTTGTGACTTAAATCGCAGAGTTATAATATCAAATAACGTATTTCTAAAATGCATTGGTAGAATATAGTTGTACGCCTTTAATTCTGTTGGACTAAACGCATTTAATATAGCAGGATAAGATACAAACGAACTAGTAAAGAAAATCTTTCGGTTAGTCTTTTGTGCTTGATGATACAATAACGGAATGAAACTATCAACTAGGAATATAGGATCGCGATAGCTTTGCTTATTTATTTTTCTATTTATATGTACATAGTTGCCTGTGACTGTATTATAATATGCAAATCTCCACATTCCGGACCAAGCTACAAGAATAGTTTCGTTTATAGTAGTTTCTTTCTGGAGATATTTATATGCAGCGTGAGCAATCATTTCGTTTGATGCACCTGCTGCACCAATATTATGCACAGAGTCAAATCCTTTAAGATGATTAACAAAACTAATTTCATTACAGGCTTTTACATTTTGGTAGTTTGTGTGAGGCCCTTTCATGATAGTGCCTTCTACAAAGCTATCACCAAATGCAATAAATCTCATAATTTTCCTGTCTCTAATAAACGATCAATGTATGGACTTAGAGTTTTTGCAATTAATTTGTGGCCCTCGGCACTTGGATGTCTACACGGTTCGACAAATATGTTATCATTAAAGTCAAAATGATTTTCTTGATCGTTAATCCACTGGTTCTCTTTTAATTCGTAATTAACAACACCTGGATTAAGAACATCGTGTGATTTAAAACGCAACGCTATAATGTCACTTAGCGTATTTCTAAAATATTTAGGTTCTAAGTAGTTCATTTCTTTTAAGTCATTGGCTGAATATACTTGTGTCAGATGCGACCATGGAACAAAAGCACTAGTAAATATTATGTATTTGTTATACATTTTTGCTAATTTATATATAAATGCTTGCAAGCTGTCGTATATAAAGTATGGATCCTTGTTGCCATGATAATGATGCTCGGCAGTAGTAACTCGTTTGTACTGATCTTTATTCCATTTATAAAACGATGGTCGAGTAACTCCGGACCAACTAACTAACATTATTTCTTTGTTTTTTTGTTCACCTTTTTTGAGGTAACGATATACATCGTGCGCAATCATTTCGTTTGACATGCCACGTTCGCCGTAATTCTTACTGCTGGTAATATTTTTGTTGTATTCTTCGAGACGTTTAACAAAGCTAATCTTTTTAGCATTCTGCAAATTGTTTTGATTTGGCCCTTGTGTAATTGAGCCTTCTACATAACTACACCCAAACGCAACTAAATTCATGAAATTTCGCTTTTTCCTTGGTCAAGCGGAACAACGTTAATATAGCCTGCGCCACGACTTGTATCCATGCCTTCTGCTTCTAGCATCTGAAATACAATATCTCTGAACCAACGGTCAACGATCTCTTCTTCAGGATCGCCATCTAAGCCATATCCTGCAATACGTAATTCTTGAATAAAGAGATCATTCCAATCAAGTTCAAAGAATCCGTTGCGTATGTTGTCTTCGTTTACTTTTACGTCTAAAACATTTACCCATGGCTCGCCTTTAGCAGTAGCACGTTCTTTAAGGGTCATCTTAGCAAGCTCTTCATCGTTTTTAGCTTTTTCAGTCAACTCTTCTGCTTTGGCTTTTTTCTCTGCAAGTTCTGCAATACGCTGTTCTTCGGCAATACGCTTGTTAGTTGCAGCCAGCGCCGCAGCTTCTAACTCTGCGATGCCTGTTATTTTCTTAATCCATTGTTTCATGTTTGTCTCCTATTAACTCCGTCTAAAAACGATTTTTATCTACTGCTTTTTTAAGCGTTCCCCAATTAATCAAAGTTTTTCCTTATCGTGTTTAAATGCTCATCGGATTTTATACCTCTGGGTGTTTCTTTAAGATATGTATCAAATTCACTAGGCATTTCCGAATCTAGATAGTTGTCTAACTCATGTACCCCACTGGTTCCCGAACAATCCGATATGCATTCTTGGGCTGAATCGCCATCCTCGTTCCATTGCAAGGTGTGCAAC